AGTCAAGACAAGTACACGCAAGAATTCAAGTATTTAAACGAGCCTTACAATTATTAGATGATTTACCAAAAACAACAAGCACTACAAATTAAGTCGCTGGGCATAGGGGAGACTATGCAAGTAGACAAACGAGAAGGCAACCGAATACGAGCCTTACTATCGTATTACAAAACTTATAACGGCAAGACTTACTCTTGCAAAGAATTAACCAAAAATTGTTTAACCATAACCCGAAAAAAATGAAGAAGTTAAAAAACCCAATTATCCAAGATATTAACATAGTTGAAATAGACTATCAAAACACTTATTATACAGAATACACCGATGGTTTTATTATTTACCACCACAGATTCAAACAAGCAGACCTACGCTTTTGGGTATTAGAAAACTACGATATTTCAAGAGGTCAAGTAAAGATAGAATTAGACCCTACAAGTATGGAGCAGGCAGAAAATCCTATTTACTTTACACAGGATGTAGAGGAGTTTATTAACGAGAATTACGAAGAATTGATTTTAGCAATCTTAAAACAACCAGTGCTGGCTTGTCAATCTTCTTTAGGTAATGCAATTTATAACATTTGTAGACCACGATAATATGATAGATTTAAATGAGATTATCCAACTTCAAAAGGAAGTTATAGAAAGTTGCGAAAACATAATTGCCTTACAAAAAGATAAGGAAAAAATTATGCAAGATATGATAGATAGTTTAACTGAACAATTAAATTCTCTAATTGATTTATGTAAAGAGGTAGTAAAATGAGCATTATAACCGTACACAAATTCATAGCAAATCCACCGAAGGAAAGTAAGTTGGATAAGTTAAAAAGGCTTTATAGACAAACATTAGAAGATGGTAACTACTGCAAATCAGTCCAAGCAATGTATCTTATTAATAGAGTTAAAGAAGCTGAAATACAAAGGATTACAAACGATTATGAGCTACATTTATCGAAGCAAATAATTAAAAATAATTACTTAAATTTAATAAAATAATTAGTATCTTTAAAAACCAAAACAAGAAAACTATGTCACTATTAAAAATTCAATCGGAGCTAAAAGCACCTAAAAATCAATTCAATTCATTTGGTAAGTACAAGTATCGTTCTACGGAAGATATATTGGAAGCGTTAAAACCTTTATTACTTAAGTACGAATGTACTATGGTTATATCGGATAACATCAAAGAAAAAGCAAATATTATTTATTGTGAAAGTGCGGTCTTATTAATAGACAAACAAGGTCAAAGATATGAATCTTGTGCTTCTGCTGGAATAGACCCAAACCGCAAAGGTATGGATATTAGCCAGTCGTTCGGTAGTTCGAGTTCATATGCACGAAAGTATGCTTTATCTGCTTTATTTCTTTTGGATGATACTAAAGATGCTGATGCAACCAATATGCACGATGCAGTTAAAATGGTAGAAGAAAAACTAAAGCCAACTTTAAAAGTAGGTACTGAATTGTTTGACAAATGCAGAGCAGGCTTTTTAAAGGATGCAAAGAATTTAACTGCTATTCAAGAACGCTACACAATGGATGCAGAAACTTTAAGACTTTTAACAAATAAGCCAAATGAAGTTATTTAAAGCAAGACCTTCATCGTTAGGGAAACTAATGAGTAAGTCAAAGAAGCCAGGCGAATTGTCGCAAACTTGCATAACCTATCTTAAAGAATGGTATGCTGGGGATAAGGAAGAATTATCTTCCAAATATTTAACCAAAGGTATTTTATTAGAAGATGAAGCAATAGAGTTTGCATCCAAAGTTTTATACGGTGGTATTAGAGCCTATAAGAATGAAGATATTTATTCTAACGAATGGTTAGTAGGTACTCCCGATGTAATCCTTGAGAACTCTATTATTGACACCAAGTGTTCTTGGAATAGAAAAACATTATTGGATTCAGCTTTAGAGTTAAACACAGATTACGAGTGGCAATTGCGAGGCTATATGATGCTTTGCAATAAAGAGTTTGCGACATTATTCTATTATTTAGGCGATACTCCTGCTGCTGCTAATTTTGGCACTAAAGTAAGCTATTCACATTTAGAAGATTTTGAACGCTGGGTTTCTTATGAGTTTAAACGAGATTTATCTATTGAGCAAGATATTATCGAAAGAGTAGAGCAATGCCGAGAATGGCTAAAGAATTACGATGCCGAGATACAGGCAAAAATAGGAACAAGAATTATAACCCTTTAAAAAAAATAAAATGGCAACAATTATTAATGCATCTATTGATGTAACAAAAATCGACAGAACAAAATTAATCAAAGAGAAGTATTTAAACCTATCTATTATCGTAGATGACAAGAACGATAAGTTTGGTAACAATGTTTCAATTACTTTAAGCCAGTCTAAAGAAGAAAGAGATGCTAAAGCACCTAAAACTTATATGGGAAATGGTAAAGTAGTTTGGGGATTAGGTAAGTTAGAAGAAACACCTAAAGAAGACAATAGTTTACCGTTTTAATTAAAGAAATTGGTGCTGCTGCAAGCGTTCTTTTTGCACCAAAGATAAGAGGTGTCTGCGAACAATATTAGGGGAAAGTTTTACAATTTTAGCAGAGATTAACACCCAAGTACTAACCCGTAGCGTTAGTATTTTAAAATAATACGATATGGATTTTTTAGAAGAATATAGAACTGGGAATGTAACGATTGAGGATTTAAGCCAAAAGTATAACATATCCCAAAAGCGAATAAGAGAAGTCCTAAGAGCCAAAGGAATAAGAACAAAGCACCTTAGAACCAAGAAAGTAACATTACAAACTAATGCTATTTTTAATGACTTTTTAAAGTTGTATTTAGTTGAAGGAAAGGCTATAAAGCATTATGCAGAGAAGTTTAATGTACCTTTATCTTCTTTAAATAAAAAGCTGGATAAATACTTTAAATTGCGAAAGAAGTAGTATATTTGCAATATATTAAGATATTTAATAAGAAGTTGAGAGCTTGTTAAATATTATCAAATGGTTATTAATTAACCTGAAACCCGTCGAAACTCTCAACCGATGGGTTTCTTTTTTTTAAAATTTATGGCACACAAAAAGGATGCTTATTATTTCTCGCACGATAGTTCGGCTTCGAGGGATATAAAAATGCTAAAGATTAAATACATCTATGGCTGGGAAGGAATTGGTTTATTTTGGGGTATTATTGAAACTTTAAGAGAAACAACCGATTTTAAATTTGAATCAAACAAAGATAGTATTGACCTCCTTGCATCCATACTCCAGGTAGATGCCAACAAATTACAAACTTTTATAAACGATGCTATTAAGGTTGGATTATTTATAGAATCTAATGGTTATTTCTATTCGAATAGTTTAAATGATAGAATGGAAGAAATGAATAAAAAGAGGCTTACTGGCATTGCAAATGGTAAAAAAGGAGGGAGACCAACAAAAGAAGAACCCAAAAATAACCCAAACAATAACCTAAACCATAACCTAAACGAAAGCAAAACAAAACCATTAAAGGAAAAGAAAGAAAAAGAAAAGAAAGATATATTTATAGCTCCTGTTTTAGAAGATGTTATTATTTATTTTGATGAAAATGGATATTCAAAAGAAGCAGCAACTAAAGCTTTTAATTACTATAACAATCTTGGATGGAAAAATAGCAAAGGCAATCAAGTATTAAACTGGAAAAATACTATGCTAAATAATTGGTTTACTCCACAGAATGAAAAGAAAAAATATCATCTTTACCCTAAATTAATGAACTAATGGATTTTATACGCAAATATTCGGATATATCCGATTCTTTAAATACTCTATACGAAAAAGGCTTAGCCAAAGGTGCTACCGTAGGATTTTCACAAATGGATAACCTAATATCTTTTAAAAAAGGTGCTACATCTTACATTTACGGAACACCTGGAAGTGGTAAGTCTGAATTTTGGTGGGAATGTCTTATAGCTTTAACTAAAAAACATAAATGGAAGCATTTAATATTTAGTCCCGAAACAGGAACACCAACGGAAATCTTTGCAGAAATATTACACAAATGGTCTGGTAAATCCTTCTTTGATTTGGATGGTAATAGAATAGGCAAAATGACACAGGCTGAAATGTTTAGATACGGTCAAGAAGTAAGTGAGTATTTTTATGTAATGGACACAGGCGAAAGAGATATTACTTTACCTGACTTTTACGCTTCGGTAGAAAACTTTGATGTACAATTTGATACGGTTACTACTGACCCTTTTAACGAGGTTAAGCACGAACTAAACGGAGAAGCAAGGGATATGTATATGGCGAGAGTTTTAGGTAAAATTAGGATGTATTCAAGAAAATATAATTACCATCACGCTATTATTATGCATAATGCAAGGGAGACTGGAAGCAAAAGGGAACAAGATGGTATAAGCTATTATCCACCTGCTGACCCACGATATATTGATGGCGGAGAGACTGCATTTAGAAAAGGGGAACAAATGATATGTGTTTGGAGATATCCTAAAGGCTTTAAAGATGAATTTGGTAATATGTACGAACCTAACCAGGTAAAAATAATAGTACAAAAGACAAAACCAAAGGGAATAGGTAATTTAGGCGAATTTGACTTATTCTTTGATAAATATAAGAACTGCTATTACGAAGAAATAAATGGCAT